GGAGTACCTAATTGATAAACAAGGTGTACCAGTCCCCAAAGTGGCACAGTGGTTCCCGAACCGCCTGCTGCGAGCAGTATAATTACAAGGTAATCAAGGAAACCAATGACTCCCGAACAAAAGTTTCAGCAATTGTTTGAGGAAATGTATGATCTCTGCCAGGAAGAGGGTTGGGGTGATCCATTTTCCTATGCTCGTTCCCGTGAGATTCATATGGCAGGAGTTCTGGGTCATAAGATTGCAGACACCTATTCTGGTGCAGATGCTGTTGATGAGAATGGTGGAGCAGAATATAAATCTACTATTGCCAAATCTATCAATGGGACGTATAATGGTATCAGTGTTCAGGATACTTGGCAAGAACAAGAGCGTTATATTATTGAAGATAAGATTGGAAAGTATGCAAATCACTATTATGCAAGATATGAAGGAGGCAGAATTGCTGAAATTTGGAAACTCGATGCCCAAACTGTTCTGAAGATTCTTCTTCCTAAGATTCAAAAGCAATATCCCAAAAAGAAGAAAGGATTTGCAAAAGATCCTCGCATTGGTGTTACAATCTCTCAAAAGGAAATTAAGAGCAATGGCACAAGAATTCGATAGTGGAAAACTGATGTATTCCGAAGGGAATAATGACGAATGTTACACGCCAAATTACGGTGTAACTCCCATTCTTAAATACATCCCTAAAGATGTGACTGTCTGGTGTCCATTTGATACTATTGATAGTGAGTTTGTAAAGCAAATATCAAAACAGAATGAGGTTGTATTTACTCATATTAAGTATGGGCAAGACTTTCTCACCTATGAACCATCTAAATGGGATGTAATTGTATCCAATCCACCCTTCACAAACAAACGTAAGTTCTTTGAACGTGCTCTATCATTTAATAAGCCATTTGCTCTCATTATGACTAATACTTGGTTGAATGATAGTGCTCCGAAGCAGTTGTTCAAGGACAAGGATTTGCAGTTGCTGATGTTTGATAAACGTATGAAGTTTCATAGTCCCGATGGACGTGCAAACGATAAGATTACGTTCAGTAGTAGTTACTATTGTTGGAACTTTCTACCAAAGCAAATCATTATGGAGGAACTCTGTGTGTCAGTTTCCAAAGTGGCACAGAGGTCTCCTAGCGAAGCAGTTTTGCCCCTATAATTACAAGGTAATCAAGGGAACACACCCATGACCCTGCCCTCCTACAGTGCAATCTCTTTCCGATCTCAAGAGGAGCACGAAGCGGCACTCTACGATGCCTGCCTGCTGATTGTGAACACCTACAATCAATCTGATATGCTTGATGGTTTTGACCCCTACGGTGTGACTTCTTATGATTTCATGAAGTTTGCCCGCCACATTCTCAATCAACTCGCTAACTGAAATGACTCCATTTCCATACGAAATCTTGGAAGGTGTTACTTTCAAAGGAGAATCTCCTGAATGGCTTGTTTGCTATCAAGGTTTTCAACTTGGTGGTGATATTGATTCTTCTGGAGCAGGTAATTTAACTTTCTCCAGTTATGATGAAGCATTTAATTACGTTATCCACAACTCTCAACTGAAATGACTGCAACCGCATTTTCTAAAGAATTCATCAATCATTTCATTGATTATGTGATGTCGTTCTATGGTCCTGGTAAATTGTATCCTATCACCGGAATCAATCGTACTGTGGTTCGTAAGGCAACTAATGACATTATCAGGATTGCCAGAATCAAAGGGCAAGAGTTCTGTGGTGATAGTTTTGACCGCGAACTTGTGCGTGATCTTCTGATTGACAAATACAAACTCACTCTTAACTGAAATGGCACTCTCTCATCAAACAATTAACAAACTGGCATCGGTACTGGTTCCTGAGGTGATTGATTACATCTATCAGGATGAGCGTTGGTGTGAATTTATGCACGAAGTCATTCCTGATGCTCTTCAGGAACAATTTGGAGAAATTGACGAGGAGTTGAAATTTCAACTTGCTATGTGTATAATGGATCGTATCTGTTTCAAACAAGGATGAATATGACAGAAACACAGGTAAATCTAAATGTGCATGAGATTGGTATTATCCTCTCTGCACTTCAAAATCTAGAGAATATTGATCAAATTCACATTGCCAGAGACTATGGAAGTGTGCCAGCACTCTATAACAAACTCTATTCTGTGATGGAGCGGATGGACAGTTCGCAAACTGGACTACGGTACGACCTGACCCCCTCCTTCTGACCTATAATACCAAGGTAATCAACGGAGCACCCCATGCAACTCACTTCTACCACCGGCACGATGGTTGTGGATTATTTTCCCGTTGCCGGTAATGCTCAGTTTATCTACAAGGTTCTCAAGTTTCAGGGTACGGATGTAATGAGCACCAAATGTATCACCAAGCACGACTTTGAACGTGAGTGTGATGAGCGTATTGGTCTTGGTTATGAAGTGACCGGATTCAATACTCAACCTGCCAATGTCAATCCTATGAATGGTGCCTGCTGATGAAACCAACTTACATCTTTCTTGCATTCATTGCCGTTCTGATGTATAATGTAGTTCTGATCAAACGTGATCAAGAACTCTTCAAGGCATATGACACTAAATGTGCCGAAATCTCACATTCCCGTTGCCATCTTTCCAAATGAACGATTCTGACATTAAACAATTCATCAAGGCACTTAAGGATTTCATCAAACATACCGAAGCAGAAGAACCGGACTATCAGAGTACGATGGCATATGGGAACTCTAGGAAAACTGCTCAAAAAACAGTTCATGATGAGATTGAAAAAAAAGCGGCAGAACTGGAAGTGACGGTTGATTACTATCTTGCCGAATTCATGTGATATGAATGAGAAAAGCAAACTAATTCTGGCACTTCTACAAATTGATAATCTCACTTCTCTTCTGAAGGGAAATGAGTATCAATCTTTTCTGTATTCACATCTCATTTCACTTCAAATTGAAGTTCAAAGACAATTGACAAATCTCACACATTCATCTACAATTAAGGAGTAATTTACAAAATCAAATGAAGTATCTTTATATCGTTGATTACTGGGTTCCGTTTCCGGCATCTGAAGGTGGTGGTCTGATCAATCTGATTGCTCAATCTGATACCGAGGCATTTGAACTTCTTGTTGCAGAAAAGCAATTTGATGATCGCTATACAGATCGGATTATGGATCGTGTAGTCAATGCACAAAAGTTTGGTCTTGTTGATGAATATGAGTCTGGTATTCTGGAGGCATTTACCACATGACACAATTGTATCGTATTGAAGAATTGTTTACTGGTGGTTGGGCACTGATTGATGAATCGGCATCCAATCTTACAAAAGAACAATGCGACCAAAAACTTCAATATTATCTTACTCAGGGATATAATCCCAATTATCTTCGTGCTGTTTCCGATGTCACTACAGATTGAGTTTCCACACAAACCACCCACAAAAGAGTATTCTTATGAGTACGAACAGTTCAATACAAGAATCATTCGTATTTGGTTGTGTTGTACTCGTAAGTTTGATTATAATCTTGGTGCCCCCACCAAAACAGTATGGGGTTTCTATTCTCCAAAGAAAAAAGAATACTATGCCCCTGTAAATTCAAAGACAATCGGCACACAAGTCAGTATAGGTAATACTACTCCTTATTCGGCAATGATACCGAAGAAAACATCACTGGAAATGTGCTTTGTATGATGATATTTGCCAAGGATCTGTCAGTCAAATATAAAGAACATATGGGAGTCGTAAGATTTATTTCAAGTCAGTATATTACGATCTGTGTTAAAACTTATGATCATAAATCCAGAGATGTTTGTATGCTAGTGTATCCTGACAAGTGGGATAGTATTGAAATTATCGGAGACTATGAAACAGAAGCAAAGTAATTATTCTAATCATAGTACCATAAGAAACCTTTGTATGTGTATTTGTTGGGATTACGCAAACTCTTTAACAAACCACTTCCGTTACTTCCATCACCTATTTGTCGTATTGCCTCACTAATGCTTTCATAATAAACTTCAACGTGAGTTACTTTATGTACTCCTTTGACTGAACGCTTATGAGTCTTTGTATCCAATACTTTCCATCTGTATCCATAGTAAGTATTACCTTTCTTGGCTGCATTTAATACGTTACTATTTCTTTTTTTATCTCCTGTAATTTCTAATGCTGCCGCACGGGCATTCTCCCATTCCTTAACTTCACCGGTTTCAATATGTGTACCCTGAACTCTGATACTTAAACATTTACCGGTTGATCTTTCTTCTGGGCGAATCTGTCTCCATGTTGATTTCTTTTCTTTTACTATGGCAACAGGTTCTTCAATAATAGGTTCTGGTTCTGGTTCTGGTTTCTTTTTAGGTAGAGGATCATTATATTCTGGTTTATATTGTTCAAACCAATAAATTACCTTATCCTCAAGATTATTTTCATCACATTCATCAATCTGTTTAATCATGAACTTGTGTAGTCCATATTGACGGAATGCTCTGTGTATAAGTTGAGTGGACATTTTATTTGATGCCAGAATGTGATTCTGCCATTCCTTATTCATTGATAGTGTGGTTGAATTCAGGTACTTGTGCCCGGTTTCTTTGTTGATGATGATGTATACTATACCCTGTGCCATATGTGGTGTATTGCAAAGAACGATTATAGTATTGTATGTATGTTATTATAGTATTGCAAAGAACGACTATAGTATTGTGTGTATACTCTTTTATTATGATTTGCTTATATTACTGATAGTGTTGTGGAAAAAGTTGTGGAATACTTATAAATATTCTTTCTTGTAATTAAATACTTTAGAATGCTTCTGAATACTTATAAATGCTTCTGGTTCTTGTAATTAAATACTTTAGAATGCTTCTGAATACTTATAAATGCTTCTGGTTCTTGTAATTAAATGCCCGATCTTATTGCAAGTAAAGGCAGCGTACCATAAGACTCGCAGTTTGTCAACCCCCACCCCCGCAAAAATACTCTGAGACTCACATAAGACTGCTCAGGGACTTGACAATCCTTATAATCTAGTCTAGAATATCAGCAAATCTAGACGAGACCCACACAAATCTAGACGAGAATGCATATATACTATCACATTCTCGTCGAGACATCATACTTGCATCTCGTCGAGATCTGTGCTATACTATCAACGTTCATACAATCTCGACGAGCTTATGTACGACGACTACGATCTCGACTATACATACACAAATGATTATGTTGATCTAGACGAGTATTATACATCAGATCTAGATCTAGATGAGGACTATGCACGAGATGCACATGATTACGAATCACTTGCATATCGTCACTATGCATGATATAATACCATAACAACGCACATGAGTCCTATGTCAATCGCACAGAAGCGTCTAGTACGTGTCACGCTAGATATTGAATGTTATGATGATTTAGATATAGAGAATATGAACTGGAAAGAGTTATTAGAACTCGAAGGCGGCGAAGAAGTTCATTCTAGCATCAAAGATCTAGGTGATATCTATTAATGTGACACTTACATAACTGGCACAGGCATTATACTACGATATAATGCCGCCGTTATATTATTAATATTTTATGGCAGGAGGAGTGGCGATGTATTGTCGTCGGCAGGGATACCTCTCCCCTCATCAGATTGTCCTTATAAGATAGCAGAAGATCCTCCAGCGTGGTAAGACCCTGTGGCAGTTCTTCAAGTGGCACAGAGAGGCACGCAGAGGGGTCTGGTGAGGTTATATTGGTTTCAGTTGAGGGGGGCAATAAGACCACCCTGCTGTCGCCAATTGGTATACTGGGCATTCGCCTGGCAGCAAACCTCAACTCATCCCATTCGTACCTGAGAAATTCAATGGATTTGCAAGATTGGAATGATTTGTACGTAAAACTCTATGATGCTTATGAGTTTGCTGGACTGAGAGATGAGTATGTTCGTTCTACTTTAGGTGATGCTCTGGATCATATGATTAATCTGCAGAAGCAGAACCTGCTTGTGACATTCTGAGAACTGGCACAAGGGTGGTTGCGATTCTTCTGCCACCCTGCTACATTACATTCGTACCTGAGAAACCCACCAAATGCAAACCACCTATCGTGTCATCGGTTTCGGTAAGACTGAACACGGTTTCTTTAATGAATTCGCATTCACTTCCACAATTGGTTATGCTTGCGGAATCTATGATGCTCATCTTCAGGACCCCGAAATGGATGGTGCCGTGATCATCCGGGTGAATCATGAAACCTGGGAAGTGATTCAAGAATTCAGTGCTTATCCTATTTCGATTGTTTATGGTCCGCTGGGCACATTTAAAGTCGAAAAGTCACCTGAATGGGTGCTGGTGTGACACTCTGAGAACTGGCACAAACCCCCTAGACAACTGCCTCAAATCCTGTTAAATTACATTCGTTCCTGAGAAAACCACCATGTCCGTGACCTTCACCGAAAACTACAAAGAAGTGTTTGCTGCTGAGACTGTTGAGTTCATCGACGGTCTGCTGGAGGACAACTATGCTCTGGATGACATTCTGGAGTTCGTTGATCAATACTCCGAACACGATCTTGTTTCCCATTACGTTGAGTATGTGGAGCAGGGTGAGAATCTGGGTTATGATGTTGTGGACGCATTCGTAGGTTATCACGACATCTCTTATGTTGAGTACAGTGCTGAAGCATACCGTGGAACTTATGATTCTGAGGCAGACTTTGCTGAGGAATTCACTAATGAAATTCACGGTGATGTTCCTTCGTATGTGGTGGTAGATTGGCAGGCAACGTGGGATCAGAATCTTCGTTATGATTTTGATTTCGTGGATGGGTTCGTGTTTCATTCTAACTTCTAAATAAAATCTCGTCGAGATTGTGTGTTATCATTCAATCTCGACGAGATACACATAACATCATAATACATCTAGACGAGATACACATAACATATGAGGAATGGGTTTGCCTCAGCATTCAGTAAAGTTACCCTGCGAGAGTTAGTCATATAACATACGATATAGTGGGTGCTTGAGGCAGGGAGTGGTGTCCCTGCCTTTTTTTTATATTATAGTGCAAGAATCGTGCTTCACCCCACTCACCCCTTCCCGCACCATATAATGTGCTTTTATTATAAATAAAAACAATATAATGAGGCGAGAGTTTAATCCTATCTCTGGCAAACAAAATAGGACATAATAACATACGTGACGAGTAAGAATAATTTAAAAACAGGACGATTCCTGATAAGATCTTGTATTTGAATCTTATCACTTAGGAGTCATATCTTTGTATCTTAGAGTATATAATTTGATCTTCATCATTAGCAAAGCGATTCTAGCGAGTATTTGAGATCTTGTCAAGACCCGTGTTCCTGACTGAAATTTTCAGGTTTAGGACTTTTTCATTAATCCTGAAAAAGCGTTAATCCTGAAAAAGTCTTGGGACAGTTGAACAAGTGGCACAAGACCCCTTGTGTTCGTGCGGATCCCGTGCCATACTACATTCGTGGTTGAGGAATTCTCTACACTTACCCTCCCACTCCATTAATTATCATGAAAACCGCTAATTCGTTCTACTGGACTTTCGTTGACACCCTGATCATTAATGTTGCAACTATTGCAGCAATTGTGGTTGGTGTGTGTCAGTTTCTCATTCGTGCTTATAATGAGAACAACGGACCCGAAAAGGCACGTAAGGTGATTCAAACCGTGCTGCGGTTCGTTGATACTATCGTGACATATCTTCAGGCACAATTGAATACTGATGTGCCAGTCGTGAAAGTGGCACAGAAGACTACCAAACGCCGCTGAGACGTGCCATACTACGTTTGTTCCTGAGGGATTTCGATGACTCCCAATTGGCAGCACAACTCCGGTAAGCATAAGCGAACCAAGGGTATGTGTAAGGGAAAGATTAAATCCCGTAAGCAAGCACTTCAATCTCTTAAGAGGAAACTCAAATGACTGTTACTCTTCGTGGAAGCTGTGTTCGTATGGCACTCATGGATCGTCGCACAGAATTGATTCGTTGTGCATCTATCACCAAAGATGCAACCTTTGATCGTATGATTCAAGAACTGGATGATGCACTGTTTCAACTCTGGGATGCAAAGAATATTGAACTGAAAGAGACAGTCTGACAACTGGCACAAGGGGGGTTGCAATGCCCCCCGATCCGTTCTACATTACATTCAGTTGAGAGGCACTCCTGATGAACTACCTTTGTTTTGTAGATGGTCTTTTGGAGTATGCCAGCACTAGTCCTTCTCATTTCGCACACTATCAACTAGTGTATGCTGAAGAACATCAAGATGCTAATGTCCAGTATCTTACTGTAACTGATGAAGAGTATGATGAATTGTTTCCATGTGAAGAGGAGGAGGACACTTAAGGAACTGGCACAAACCCCCTTGCGCTGGGGGTGAATTCCTGATAATTTACATTCGTCGCTGAGAAATCCAATGAATTCTTCCATCGGTAAAATTACTATTCAACGTGAAAGTCGGTGGCATCTACAAATCTATGTTATCGGTGAATATGATTATGAGGAGGAATGTTCCGAGTATTATGATACATTGGAAGAATGTTATGAATATATTCGCCAGTTTCAAGAGAGTGTGACAGTTGGAGAAGTGGCACAAGACCCCTTGCGACCCTGACCAAACCCTGATAAATTACATTCGTACCTGAGAGACGCACCATGTTTGATGAACTCTGGACTGAGATTCAAGATGCTCCCGGTGAGATCTTTGATCTTGACATTCCCGAACTTCATGATGATGAAAAGTTCAACATGAATGAGTACCTGAACGCAAACTACGATTACTGATGGTCACATTCGCAGAAATCTTCCGCCTTCTAGAGAATCTAACTGATGAACAGTTAGATGCTTTGGATGAGGAAAAGTTCGTTAAATCACTAATCTACATCTATCACATTCAATGAACCAGGATCTTCTCATCATCCACTATAAGGATGGCACATCCCAAACTCTGAAGATGTATCATCTTCTGGCAATTCTTCCTTTGTTTGTTTTTCTGATCCGATGACACCTGACACTTACAACTTCACTGGAGACTCTGTGACAGTTCTCGGACTGGTCGGAGTGATCTCCACTGGCATCATCCTGGTGCTATGCTTCACTCGTTACTTCAATTCTCCTCTCCGCAAATGAAGTTTCAAGTCACTGAGATTGAGTTTGATTTTGAGATGGAGGATGATGAGTATCCTTCAGATGATTATCAACAAGCACTCACAGATGAAACAATCGGTCAAATCTGGGATGCTGATGATGAGGAAGACCTTGTAGAAGAAATCACATGCGCTACAGGTTGGTGTATCAAATCCATTGATTATCGTCACATTCTTAACACTCACTCATGACACTCACCTCCGAACAGATTTCTGATCTCTGCCAAGCACACTGCTATCGTGTGATTGAGAACATGGACATGGATGATTTGGTATCCTATGCCGTGCAAATGATGTATCAATCATTTGACAAAAATCCTGGTCAAAATGACACTGATGTTGACATGTTGATTGAAGACATCTGGGTTGCAGAAGGTGAGGATGATGATGCAACATCTGAGTTCATTGCTGGTATTGTAGGCAGTGATCTTGCTGATGAGATTATGAAAACCACCCAATTCTGAATCATGACTCTCACTTCCCAACAACTTGACCAACTCGTTGAAAACTATGCCGAGCGTATTGTTGACGACATGGACACAAAATGTTTGATCCAGTTCGTGTATGATACCATTGTGGAGAATCTATCTCACTTGAATGAGGAAGATGTTCTCAATGAGATCGCAAATGTGTATGATGAAGATGTCATTCAAGAACTGGTGGAGAGTGTGACAGTTCAGTAAGTGGCACACGGGGGGTTGAAATGCCCCCCATTTGCTGCCATACTACATTTGTTGAGAGGGAGACCCCCCAATGCGTAAGATCGAACGCCAAATGAACAATGCCATCACCAATGCCAAGAATTGGTGCTCTGGCAACACTCAAGTGTGCTGGGATGGTGCTGCTCAAGTTGCAGAAGTGTTCCTGCACGGTAATCTGATTGCTAAGATTGGTTCGTGCTGGATTCAACTTTTCGATGGCAATCATCAGTCTAACACTACCAAATCCCGCCTGAATGCTATTCTTGCCGTTCATGGAATTGACGGTGAGCGTGTCTTTCAGCAGAACTTTAACTGGTTCGTGACTGTACCGAATGGCGGTGCAATTCCCTTTTTCTCAGGAATGAGACTTAACTGACCTGTGGCACTTGGGGAACTGGCACACGGTTCCCCCCAGACCCCCTGCAGACCCCTTACAATAGCAGTATGAAAAACACCCACCTTGAGCACCCCGAAGATACCATCCTGACGGGAGACCTTTCCGTTCTGGATTGGTTCGTGAATCCTGGCAACCTGAGTGTCAAGATTGATGGTGCTCCTGCTATTGTTTGGGGAACCAATCCTGCCACCGGAAACTTCTTCGTGGGCACCAAAAGTGTCTTCAACAAAGTTAAAATCAAAATCAATGAATCTCACGAGGACATTGATGCAAATCACGAAGGGAATGTAGCACAGATTCTGCATTCGTGCTTTGATTATCTGCCCCGTGTGAAGACAATCTATCAGGGAGACTTCATCGGTTTCGGTGGATTGAATGAATACACTCCGAACACCATCACTTATAAGTTCGGTGACATTGTAACCCAGAACATTATCATCGCTCCTCACACTTGCTATTATGCCGAGAGCGACCTGCGTGACGCTGTGGCAATGCCTGACCGTAGCATCTGGACTGATACTGAGACTGTGAAGTTCGTGCAACCTGAAGCATACATTCTGCACGGTCAAGAGTCCTTCGCTGATGTAGAGGAAATCTGTAAGTTTGCCCGTGTGATGGCACTTGCGGTGAAGTTTGTAACTGATAAAGAGGCAGCAAAGATCAAGCAACAACTGAATGCCTGCATTCGTTCGGGTGATAATGTTGCTGCAGAGGATTTTGATTGTGATCCTAACCTGATTGGATTGTGGGCACTGGTGAAGTCTATCAAGGATGATTGTTTGTTCCTCTGCCGCAATGATGGTCCTGCAGCATACATCAACGGCAACCGTATTGATGCTGAGGGTTATGTGATGACCAATGAGTTTGGTATGTTCAAACTGGTGAATCGTGAGGTCTTCAGCTATGCTAACTTCAATCACGGTCGGTTTCAGTGTGCCAGTTGAGAAGGTGGCACACAGCACCCCCGCTGGTGCCTCCTGACCCCCTACAATACTTTCAGTTCAATCAACCCACCCCAATGGCAACCTCAACCTACCAGACCGACCTGACCGACCGCACCTATAACGGTTGGACCAATTATGAGACCTGGAATGTTGTTCTCTGGATTGAGAATGATGAGAGCATTCAAAATGTGATTGCTGATTATAATGTCTGCTGCTATGAAGAACTGCTGGAATTGTTCTATGAATTCGGCAGCAAAGAAACCAAAGACGGTGTGAAGTGGAACGACCCTAAAGTTAACCGCGCTGAGATCAACGGCGACGTGTTTGATTTCTGAACCAATGGGAACGGCAGCGCCCTAAAGACTGCCCTATAATACTTTCAGTTCAATCAACTCACTGAACTTCAATGATGCGCTACGAAATTCGCTATCAAACACCCTACAATCAGTGTGAGTGGCGATCACAATTCTTCCGCACGTTGGAAGAAGCAGAGCGTATGATTGCCTTCTATCGCTCCTGTGGATCTCCTGCACATTTGGCACCCTGAGTGATGGGAACGGATGCGCCCTGAAAGACACCCATCATACACATTATCCCCTGAATTCATATGTCCCGCGATCTTGCAATTTCACTGCTTCGTTCTGGTAACAATGGTGAGCAAATTCTTCAAATTCTGGAGACTATTGCCAGCCCTGCTGAACCTGAACTGAATGCTGCCGATCCGACTCTGGAAGAAATCCAATTCTGATAGTGGCACAGCGGAGGGTTTGCCCCCTCCCCTTTGCCTCTACAATACTCTCAGTTCAGACAACCGCTCATGACCCGCTACGACGTGATCTGCCCCTCCGCTCCCTGGGAGAACACTACCACCGATGCCGACCGCGCCTGGGACCTCTGCCTCTCCCTCTCCGAAGACTACGGTTACGCTCAGGTCCGCCACAATGAGACGGGCATCATCATCGGGGAGTACACCAACGGGCGCTGACCCCGCCCCATCCGTGCTACAATTCATTCGTTCTCAACCCCCCCCCCGCTCATGCTCTGGCCCCTCGCTCAGTGCTCCGATCTGCAGACCCGCCAAATCAAGTGGATCTCCCGTGCCGATCAACTGAAGAGCGGTTCCCGCCCTTCCGCTTACATTCACTGGGGTCTGCCTGCCACCGTGCTAGCCGCTCAATTCTCTGAGACCCATGCCCCCGACGTGGCACGGTGCCCCATCAGCGGGTGGCGCTCAACTCAGTGAGGGCGGTCCCTCACCCTGCCCCCTGCGTTCGTTCGTGTGGGGGCAGTCTGATCGTTCGTGTGGGAGCAGTGCCCTTGGGGCGCCCTTAGGGGCGGTCGCCGCCGTATAAAAACGTCTAACTACCCTAAGCTATAAACGACCCAAATCGACTTGTAAATATCACTCTCCTTAAAAATTTTCCGTATACTATATAATTTTGAAAAGGTCGTTTAAAATACATCGAATGAAAAAAAATTCCGGAGAAATTTTTGAGTCCATACAGGTCGATCCAATTACTGGAGACTATTATGTGATTATTCCAGAAATTGTGGCAAATGAACTTTCATGGTATGAAGACACAGAAATTCAATTTAAGATTGAAGGAGATGAAGTAATTCTCGCAGAACGCACAGATTGACAATCGCTACATAATATTGTATGATACTGAAGTAACTACTTTCAATTATGGCTAAAGGATTTACCGTAAAAGCAAAGGCGCCTGAAGCGTCTACAAAAGAACCAGAATGGGATTATGATCTTGCAAGGGA